CTCGTCAATTGTGTGCCGTTGAATGCACTCAAACCGCTGGATTGGCGTTGTTCCGCAGTCATAGAAGACGAACGTGAAGCCCACGACATAGGAAGCCACGTTGCCGCCGTGGATCTCGTTGATGTTCACCGTAGGCAACGGGCCATTCCGAGCATCTACCGTGTCGTCTGATAGCGTGAAGTTGCTGCCATCATCCCACTTCAGCACCAGCGACTTGCGCGGGGTGTTGAGCGTATTCTTCAACTCCGCGAACTTGGTGAACGTGCCAGTTTCCTTGATGACACCCACGCCCTCAAGGGTGCATTTCCGGCCCGTGCGGTTGAATGCGCCGCCCTCGTACTCGTTCTCGACCGAGAAACGCGTGATGCGAGCGTTTGAGATTGCGACCGAGTTGTAGGTAACGATTGCCATAGATCACCTCAAGTGCGCTGCGCCCCAAGGCTTCTTTCGATTGCTCGTGACGTTGGCAGTCAGATCCCACAACTGCTGATTCACCCATGTATTCGGATCTTGCGAACCGGCCTTCCTGTTTCCCTTCTCGATCGCCTCTAGGATCTTGTGGAGTTCCGGGCTGATCTTGGCAAGGTCGGATTTGACTGCTTCCCACTCGCTCGTAATGGCGATGCCCGCGATACCCGCGCCCGTGGTCGCTACGCCCGCCGCAAGCAGGCCATATGCACCAAGCGACGCACCACCCGTGGGAGCAGCGGTTACAAGCGCAGCGATGCCGAGCAGCGTCATTAGTGCGCCACCTGCGCCAAGCAGTCCCATAGAGGTTTGTGCCTTGCCCGTGCTTGTCTGGGACAGATATTCCGTGATCTTCGCAACGCCGATCAGCACCGCCTTGGACAAACTCAAGATCAACGGCGTGAGGGCCTTGACGGCAACCACCAGCACCCCACCAATAGCCGTGAAGATCGCGCTGATCGCCATGCGGACAGGCGCGAGCAACGCCATCAGTTCTCGATACCAGCGCAGCACGAGCGTATAGAGCGGCCCAAGCAAATTGCCTTGTGCGATGGTGTCGAGCGTGGACTGCACCTTGATGAGCGCGGCTTGCATCTGCACCGCGCCGGAATACTTGCCGCCTTCCATGATGCCCGATACCGAACGCGAGATGATGCTTTGGACGGTGTTCGCGTAGTCAGACAACTTGCCGACAAAACCGCTGACAACGCCCGTCAAGGCCGTGAACGTGTTTCCAAGGGTCGCAGCCGTGCGGGCAACCGTCTGCACGAACGTACCCGGCGACACCGCACCGCCACCGCTCGCGCCGCCGCTCTTTGGAAGCGGCCCGGTGCTGGAGCCTCCACCGAACATATCCGGGAACTCGATCTTGATAGATCCCAAGTCTTCAGGCATCGCTCACCGTCCTAATGATGGTGCGGAATTGTGCATACGCACTAGCCAGCCCTTCGATGTCGTCGTGCTGGCCGTTCTCGACCTTGAGCAACACCTGCGCGTCAACGCCCGCGCTTGGGTCGAACGCTGCAAGGGTCTTGGCAACCTCAAACGCGAGCGGGAACGCGCCGCGCGGCAGGATGCCCGTAGAACCGTCCATCAGAAGCCGCTTCGTGTCGCGCTTGCCAAGATCAAGTTCCACGCGCACGACTACATGAATGCGATACTCCATGACCATCGCGTTCATGCCGGAGTTCTCTCCAATGACGGTCAGGTTGAGCGGCTCGATCTGGATGCTCGGAACAACACCCGATTGCAGCGTCAGACGGTCTACAACGAAGATTCGCGTGGTCGCAAGGGTCGCAGGAATCTGCGACTGAATGCGCGTGACCATCGACGCGAAGAAAGTCTCCAGCGTTGTAGAGGTGGTCACGCTCACGGAATCACGCTGTTGGTAACGGTCGGCGGTGTGCCTGATGCGGTAGTTGGAAGTTCAACGCCATTGGCAAACGGCGCGAAGAACCGCTCGGTGTACGAAAGCACGGTCGAGGCGTAGTTGTTCGTCACCTGCACGGTCATGCGGTCTCCGATACGCCAGTCGGTCGCGCCGCTAATGATCTGGAAGAACTGGCCGTTCGTGCCAGCCTGCGCCGGAACGTAAACAAACATGCCGTCGATCGCCACTTCAAGTCCCGAAGCGGTGGTGTCTTCAGCAACAAACGTCGCATACAACGCAGTCACAGGCGCATCAAAACTGCTGCGATATGACGAATACACCAGAGTCCACGAAGTTGCTGTTGGGCTAACCCCTGCCGATGCCGCAGCACCAGAGGTGTTGTCTTCTAGTTCCATCGTAATGTCGCGCGTAGCCGTTCCAGCCAATTTCTTGTACCAAAACCCGAAAATCACTCTCTTACCCGGCCCAAGTGCTTGTGTTGGAATTGTCTGCTTGATTTCTGTTTTGACGCTGTTGCTGCTGATCTTCAACGCCGACGATCCGCGCATCGCTCCGCTAGTCAGTTGCGAAATCATGGTTGAGTTGGACAAAATCGTCCAACCATCCGGCAAGCCACCCACCCACGTTTCAAACGTTCCGTTGTTGATGAGGTTCGTTCCCGCCGTGTAGTCGTTACTCGCCATCGTCGTTGACAGCCCCGTGCCACCCGGCCACAGGCTGTCGTTGATGTTGTTGTAGGCCGCGCTCCCGGTCACGCGGAACACCTCGCTGCCAGCGGTCGCGCCCGTGGTGGTGTCGCTGATGCACTCAAACTGTAGAAGATCCGTGCGGCTCATTTGTGAAGCCGTACCAAACACGATGGTTCCCGTTCCCGTACCCGTGCGGCTAACACCACCGATGGTCACGGTGTTCTCAAGCAACGTGGTTGAGCCCGCTCGCATCTGCCTAGCCAGTTCCCGCATGGCCGGAATCGTGGACTTCGGAATGTTGGCGTTGTCCGCCGTAACCATCTCCGTGAGTGTCTTGGTCGCACCCTGAACGGCGGTAGTAATCGTCGCGTCGGTGCTGTTGTAGATCCCAAGGAACTGGTTGAGTACGGGCGTGAACATATACCGCGTGGCAGCGGTGTATTGCGCGTCGAGGTTGGTCGCGCGAGTCACGATGCCAGAGCGAGCATCCAACTGCGTCTTGGCGATGCCGAAATGCCCACCGAGGCGGTTGTAGAGCGTGGTCAAAGATACGGTCATGCGCGGTTCCTATCTGTCTTGAGGCTCTCCAGCATCATTTCGACCTGTTCCCGAGCCGATGGGGGCTTGCTGGTAATCGCAGATTTGAACTCATGTTCTGCGGTTTTGTCGCCCAAAGCAAGACGAACGGACATCAACGATGGCAGGCTGTGCCATGCGTTAGCCATCCGCAAGTTCATCATGCAGCCCAACGCCACCTCTTTCGGCATGGCGTAAGGACTCACGCCGTAGACGGCCATGAACATCGCTACGGCGCGAGCGCTTTTCCCAACTGCTGCAGCCTCATCGTGACCTTCAGGCCGATTGCCAGCAGGTATGCGTCGGGCAACGCTGCAACCACGTCGGAAGGCTCGGCGCACTTCCGCACCACCTCGATCAGTTGCGCGTTCTGGTTCTCCTCGACCTTGCCATTCAAGGCGACTTCGGCCATGACGAGCATCCCGTCGATGGTGAACTCCTTGCCCTGAATCGTCACTCGGATATTGAAATCGTCGTTCTCGGTAGCCATGTCGGAAGTCTATCCGCTTGGTCAACTGACCGTGTAAATGGCTCGGCCAGCCGTCACGGGCAGGATCTCAAATCGGAACGCGGCGCGAGTCGGCTTGTTACCGATGTCGCGCAGGTTGTGCGAGATCAACCGCAACTTGTCCACGGTGTAGGTCGGGCGCCCCGAGATACTTGGAACCGCCGTCAGCGCGATCAGGTTGTCAGACGAGCCGATAGCGAGCGCGCCGACCTCGGGGAACGAAATGCCGCTGGAGGAGCCGTTGCAGGCGTTGAATAGGTCGGAGATTTGTGCAGCGTCGTAGGACACCATCGTGAAGTTCACGAACGCAGCCGCGCCCATCAGGATAGCGTCGGCAGGCATCGCGCCGAACTCGTTCGTCTGAATGTCGTTGTACTTGTACTCAATCTCGATGTTGAACAGATCGTCGTTATCCGTCCGACCAAGATCGTAATACGTTGATGTGGTAGTACCCCATCGAATGAGGTGCGGGCCTGTGACGTTCAGAGCGATAGGCATATCAAGTCCTCCGTGGTTTGAGTTTATCTAGCACCCAATGCACGAGCGATAGAACGCGCCACCTCGCGGCGGGCTGTCTCGGGCATCGCAAAGATCGGTCGGGCGGGAACGGTCACGCCCTTACCCGCCACAAGGCCAGCAGGCTTGCTGATCGGGTAGGTCGCGTTGAACGGCTTTGACTTGCGCTTTGTCCCGGCCTTGCGCTTGGCCTCGTCCTGCACCACCCATTCCTTCGCGGCCTTCCGGGTGAACGGGATGAAGTTCGGCCCGCTGGTGCGGAATCCGGTCTGGTGCATCGCGGCGATGATGCTGCCCTGCAGGGTCATACGAACCCCGTTGGCAACGGCAGCGGTGGTAGCCGTCAGGCTGCGGAAGGTGTCGCCCGTGTCGTACAGCGGAACCCCGCCCTTGCGGTAATGGGCCTGCTCCCGCCGCCGCTTGCCCTTGCCGATGATGATCTTCGCCGTATCGGCCCACAAGGGCGCGTAGCCGCCCACGTCGCTGCCCCGCGCCTTGATACGGGCCTGCGCCTGCTTCACCAGCACCCGAGCGACCTCGGAGCCTTGTAGCCGCTTCAGGAGCAAAGCGCGAATATCCATCGTTTATGCGTCAGAACGCTTGAGTGCGCCGGGTCGGGAAGAACGTGCTATCCGCGTTCATGGCGAGGCTGCCGCGCGTCGAGGCCATGATGACCTCAACGGTAGCCGTGCCGCTGGCCCGCTTGATGTCCACCGCGAACAGCCGCTTCCCGTCCCGCAGGTCGGATAGGGTCGCTTGCGCTCGGTTGGCCTTTGCCTTGACGCTCTCTGGAACGTCGCCACCTCTCCGCTCAAACAGGAAGCAGAGCGCGAGATCCGCCACCAACCCGCGAAGCATCCCGTTTCCATCGGTAGCCAGCGTTTCAAGTTCGGACACCGTGTAGGCGTTCGATCGGGTAGCCGCGCTCGCCACCTCCTCGCCAGCCCGGAGCAGGCTCTCCGTAATGATCGTGCTGGTCGATACCGTACCGTCCGAGTTCGTGTCCGATGCGAGTTCGGCCAGCAGGCGCGTATCGACGTACAGCGCAAAGTTGGCGTTCGACAGGAGTTGCGTCATCGGCATAGATCAATCCTCCAAGAAAGAGGGCCGCCCGGTGGTTAGCCGAGCGGCCCGTAGTTGCGCCTTTAGGGCCGCGATCAGGAGTTCGAGTCAGCGATGTAGAGCGCCGAGAGCGGGGCCGTCAAGACGGTCGCGCTGTTGTCGGTCACGCTACCGCGAACGCGGCGGTTCCACGGATCGTCGAGAGTCTCGACGGTCATGTCCTCGTAGGCGAAGACGGTTGCGCTGCTGAAGGACGGGCCTTCATTGCCAACCAGACCGCCGGGACGGCTCACGAACACCATGCCGGGAGCAGTCGAGGTTCCGTAGAAGAACCCACGGGTGTTCGCGCCGCCCTTACGGGTGGACACGCGCACCGTGTCATCGACCACCACGCCACCCAGACCGAACAGGGTCTGCGGGAGGCCGTAGGCCGCGAAGGTATCGTCGCCCTTGAGGAACGACAGAGCGGCGGGGTAGTTCTTGACGTAATCGCGAACGCCCTCGCTGGTCGCAAGGATGCGAGCAGTGATTGGGTTCACAATCAGCAGGATGTCCTTCGGAGACACCGCGCCAACCGTGTTCTGCACGATCTTCTCAATCGCCGCGCGAATGATCTGCTGCACGCCATCGGTGCTGGTGATGTTCACGCCAGTCACCAGATCGGTGGCTGCCGCGAAGTAGTTCGATCCGGTGGTGTAGTTGCCCGAGGTGGTCAACTGCGTAGCCATGCGGAACGAACGGTGCGTCATCATCTTCGCAGCCGCGATGCGAGCGTGGCTAGCCACGACATCCCATTGCGCCTGACGAGCAGTCTCCTGCGGGATGTGGAACGACGACTGGAAGCGCTGGCAGGTGAACTGCAGCCAGTCAATGTCGCTGTTGATGCCCGTGGGACGATCCTCGCCGAGAGGCCACTGGTAGTCCTGCGTGTTGACCACGCGGGCAGTCTCCTCCTCGTCGATGCGAAGGTAATAGCCGCTCATCTGCTGCACGGGCACGATCTGCGCGTACTGCGTGATGGGGAAACGATTGACGGCGCGGGTGAACTCAATCTGAATCTGACCCGTTGCCGCCGAGAAAGTTGGGATGAAGGTATTCAGCCCACCGCCAATTCCGACTTCAGCCATTTGTCATTTCTCCTTGTGTTGGGGGTTGGCTGTTAGATCAAGCGTAGTAACGCCAGCCGGACACCTTCTGGACGCGAATGATGAGGCCATCCGAGCCGCTCTGAAGGGCGACGTAACCGTGGAAACGCGCGCCGGTGGTCGTGGTTGCAGTCTGCGCCTTGCCGTTCGCATCCGACTCCACGAGAGCGCCACGGGTGATGTTGCCGCTGCACTGCACAAGCACAACGTCGCCACCCTGAAGGGTGATCGGATCGGTGCTGGCCGCGTGAAGGTCGCTGCCAGTACCAACCGCAACCTTGGTGCTGCCATCGGAAACGCCGAGAACAGTCGTAGTGGCTTCAGCAGCCTGCAGGCCCGTATCGTCCGCAGCAGTCGAAACCTTGACGAAACGCCACGGGTAGATGTCGCCGCCCGCGATGAGTGCCGGAGTGTCAGAGAAAGATCCCATGATCGTGCTTCCTTTCGATTAGGCCTTCTGGCCCGAATACTTGGCGAAAAGCGACTTGAACTTCGTCAGGTCGCCAGCGGCCTCATGCACCGCACGAGCGGTAGCGGCCTTGATGTCCATGCTCTCGTGAGCCTCGTCGGTGACGGTGTGCTGCGCCACGGTCGGGACGTTGATGGGATTCTTCGCCATCGTCGCCTTCCAGAACGCCATCTTCGCGGTGGGATTGGCCGTGTCAGCCAGTTCCTCAACCATGCTGTTGCGGAACTTGCCGCAGCGGTAGCCGTCGCGGATCATCGAATCGACCTCGCGACCGAAACGCTCAAGGCGCAACTGACGCTCAAGTTCCTGCACACGAGCGAACAGAGCCTTCTCGCTGGTCTTGCCCTTGCTCATCTTTGCCTTTCCGCCGTAAGCGGCCTCCATCTCCTCGTCCTCCTCCTCCTCCTCCTCCTCGCCGGAGTGGGAGCCGATGTCCACGTGGACACCATCCTGCATCTCGTCCTTGTCCTCGGCGGCGTAGGCCATCTCGGCCTCGTCCTCGGCAGCCATCGCAGCCGCGTCGGCCATCTCGGCCATCTTGTCCTCGTCCTCGTCAGCAGCGCACTCGTCTGCCGCAGCAGCCGCGAGAGCCTTCTTGGCCTCCTCGTCGTGCTGCTCCATCTTCTTCTTCATCTTGCTTGGCATGGGCTTTCTTCCTGTTCCTGACGGGATGAAGGTGTTGAGTCCACCTCCGACCCCCATTTCACCGAACTTTGCCTTGGAGTCAATAGAAACGCGCACAACTCCCATAGGCCGCTCGAAGACCACCTTCGAGCCGTGCTTACCGAATCGCGTGTCTGGCAGCGGCCTGCGCGGCGTATCACGGCCAAGCAGAGCGACTTCCGACAGGTGATTGTCCTTCCAAATCTCCGCGCTGCGACGGGGATAGGCGTTCGTCGCCAGCAGCGAATCAAACGCTTCCTTCGGCATTTCGACATCGCCCACGACGTAGGCGACGCCGTTGCGCTCCTCGTAGCGAACGCTGGTGATGTCGCCGACCGCCTCAGGCCGCGTGGGCTTGCCGTCCTTCTCGTGTTCGATGACGAGTTTGGGACGGGAGCCGCGCTGGATGAACTTGCCCGTGCGGGAAACGATGTCCTTCACGCGGGCATTGTCATAGCCCTGCATGGCCTCGTCCTCGTCCGAGTCGATGGACGGATCGAAGCCCATGAACAGTTCAAGGTTGCGGATGCGAACCTTGCCCTCGTCGGTCTTTTCAACGGTGTGGGATGCTGGCATGGTTAGATGCTGGCTTGCGGATACCGCGAGCGGAACTTGGACAGCAATCGACGGTTCAGTTCGGTGCGCTCCTTGTACAACTTCTCGGAGATGCCATCCGATGATCGGCGGTGTTCATTAGCGATTCGCTGCGCCTGCGCCACATCGTCGGTGCTTCCAAGGAACTTGGCAAGCAGTACAACATTTTCGGAGTGGTAGTTGTTGTCCTCGTTCCTGTTGTACACATCAAGGAACTTGGCTAGGCGATCATCTGCAAACCGCTCCTTGCGGCCCTTGCCGAAGTAGAAGCGATCCTCGACGGCCATCGTGTCCTTCGCGCCGGGGCGGGTCTTCTCACTTGCCATTCTTCACCTCCACATTCCAATAGCGTCCGGTGGTAGCCACGGGACTGGTTGCGCTGTAACCCTTCGACGCAACCCGCCGCCCGAAATCGCGGGCAAGGTCTGCGTCCTCAAACGAAATCACGAGCGTATCGCTGCCGACCTGCACGGCCCGCCATCCGCCGTCCGGCATCGCCTTCGCCGCGAGCAACTTGCCGAGCATGGGCGACTTGCTCGCCTCGGCAAACGCGCCGCGCTCAAGGCTGGATGCGTCGAAGGTGTCGGGATGGCCGGGGCGAGAGAACGGCTTTCGCAGGAAAGCAGCCAGCACCGTGCCTGCTGCCGTGAATCCGCGCCGCGCAAACTCCTTTTGCAACGCAATGATTTTCTGTCGGAGTTCAGGATCTTTTCGCCCAAGACTCATCGCGTATTCCGCAGAATCCTTCAAATACCAACTTTCACGCATCAGCCTGTCATAATCCATTTTTTCGTAACCATAGCGATCAAACCGCTCGGGTTGATTAGCACTATGGCTCTTGGAAAAAAGGATTTTTGGCAACATCCTGCGCAGTTCAATCGGAAGCCCCTGTGCGTATTTCCGCAGTCGCTCTTGCTGGCCCTCACGCGCCAGCGAAATCATGTCTTGCACCCGCTCAATCCACGATTCGTACTTGGCGGCTAGCGCAGTATCGCCATTCTTGTTTGCGGCAATCGCTCGCTTGTTGAGTGCATCATGCATCGCGTACAAATCGCTGTCTTTGATCTCCGCAAACCGCTCGGGCTGGTCGGACTTTCCGAAGTAGAACTTGTCCTCTGTCTTGTTGGTCATCGTTTGAATCCGGGATCGGGGTACTCGCCTCTGTCGATGATGCGTTGCCGTGCTGCGTTATATCGCGCAAGTGCCTTCCGATCTAGCGTTTCGTCCTCGCGCACGAAACCCATCTCGCGGGCCTCGTCAAAGGTCACGGGCGTTAGCGCACCACGGCAATTGAAGCCGTTGGGCGGCACAAGCCCCTGCCGCTTGAAGTCCGCAGCCGTGGCGATATAGCCATCCATCTGCCAATGGCTACCGGGGTTGCGGCTCTGCCCCTTGCGCTTGTAAACGCCACCCGGCGCACCGCGCGTCCGGCTGTCGTGAATCTCGACCAGTCGCAGAAGCGGAGCCCACCGGGCCACGGCTGGCTTGTCCATTACCTCGGCGGTGGCCTCGTTGTACGCCGTCGCCGTGTTCGTGCGGTAGACCGTTTCCAGCCGCGCCGTGGTCATCCCGATGATGCCTTCGACCTGCGCCCGCCGGATGAAGCCCGACAGACCGCCCGTCTTCAACCCCGCCGGGATTGCGCTGGTTTCGATGCTGCGGGCGATCAGGTCGCGTAACCGGGTCGCCTGCGCCGCCGTCGCGCCCTTGACGCGGAACGAGCCGTCCAGCGTGTCGCGCAGGGCCTCCAGTCGCTTCGTGAGGTCGCGTAGGGCCGTGCGGCTTTCCGTGCTTGCGATGCGGTCTGCAAGCCGCTGCATCTCCCTTCGGATGCGCCGTGTCTCCGACCACGAACGCGGGATGCGTCGCCGGAACGCTCGCAGGGCTTCCCAAAACACTCCCGGTTCAAAGCCGACCTCAACCGTAAGTTCCGCGAACGTGTCCGGCTTCTCGTCCGGCCATTCCTCCTGCTCCCATTCGTTCCCCTGCTGCTTCGTGGCCGCGTAGGCGCGAGCCTGTCCCGCAAGTACGGTCAGGGTCAGCACTTGGCCCAACGCCTCGCCGTACCGCTCCCACGCCTCGGCAGCGTCCTCCGGCTCCTCGCGCACCTGCGCTGCGAGAGCGGCGCGATACCACCGCGCTACCTCGCGCAGACCGCGCTTGTAGATGCGGTCGAACTCGGTCACTTGCGGCGGCGGGCCTTGGGCTTGGCAGCCTTGGCCTTACGGCCACGCTTTGCGGCTACGCGCTTGCGTCCGGGCTTGGAATGCAGTTCCCCGCGCCGCTTCATCGACAGCGCAATAGCCACGGCTTGATCCTGCGGGTAGCCCTCGTCGCGCAGCAGCGCGATCTTGCGGCTTACCGAATCGTTCTTCGCGGCCTGCGTGTCCTTGCCTTCGGCCTTGTCGAGTTCCTTGTCCTTGCGCTTGGCCCATGCCCTGCCGGGATCGCCTCCCCACAGCAGCCACGCGATGTAGCCAGCCGAATCCTCGCCCCAGCCCTCGCCCTGCTTATCAACCTCGTGACGGGCGAAGTACGAGTTCATGCGTCGCACCGTGGACGGCGAGAGCGTCTTGCGGTTCGACAGGTCACGCGCTCGAGCCACGCCGACTTCCGTACCGCCGCGCCCGTGCTTCTTCCGAAGTTCCAGCCCGCGCTTCGCGGCGTTCGCCATTTCCTCGGTCGGGGTCAAATCGACGTCCGACAGAGCGAACTTGTCCTTGGCGAACGGGGTAGGCTCCTCCGCCTCCGGCTCTCCTGCCATCGGCCCAATGTCGAGTCCGCCGATGCCGCCCATGCCTCCCTCGGCAGGAGCCTGCAACACGGCCTCGTCCTCCTCCGGCTCGGCCAGCCCAAGCACCTTCCGAGCCTCGCGCTCGCTGACGCGTCCACCCAACTTCGTGAAGGCTTCGATGGCCTTCATGTATTCATCCGGGTTCGGCTTGCTCACGCTGAACGAGAACAGCGGCGGGGTTCCATCGTCGCCAAAATTAAACCGATAGAGCGGCGTGACGATTTCGCGCGTGATGGTTTCCCCGAGCGCGTTGGCGATGTAAGTCAACTGGCGGTTGAGCGTCTGCGCGTGTTGGTCGCCAATCGAACTGCCCAGCCCGCTAGTCACGGCCTGCGAAGTGCCCGTCTGTCCAAGGATTACTTCCTTGATGTTCTCGGTCAGATACTCGACCATCTTCGCGAACGCTTCGGCGTTGCCGCCGTTGGGCTCAAGAATCTTGATGTCGTAGCCCGCATCCGTGCCGTCGCCGTTCTTCGGGATCAGCACCGAGACATCGCCAAGCAAGTTCTGCATGGCCGTTTCCATGTCGGCCTTCGCAGCGTCGTTGCCAACCGGGTAGTTGCCCACCCGGATGCCCATGCTGTATCGCTCAATGTAGGTCGCCCAGTTCTGTAGCGCGGCTTGCTTCAGCGACCAGTAGTACCACACGAGGTCGCGCATACCTCGACCGAGGTAGGCATTCTCGGCCTCATACGCGTCGTCGAAGTCCACCCCTTGTGGCTGGTAAACATGGAGTGCGATCGTGCTGCGCTGCTCGTCATCGAGCGGCAGAACTCGGCTATCCCAGCCGATCACGGTGCCGTTGATCTTGTCCGTGTCCGGGGCTGCGCCGCCGATGGTCTGCGTGTAGTAGCGCGGGCCGACCTTCAGGCCAAGTTGGCCGAGTTCGGTCATGGTCAGGCTGTCGCCGTGGATCGGCAACCAGTCGCGCAGGTACACGGTTTCGCCATGCTTGCCGAACACCATGTTCACCGCGCTTCGCCCGTACCAGAGCGCATCCAGCAAGTGCCGCATGAGGTCGGTAAATCGCGGCGTGTTCTTCAGGAGTTTGTTGATGAACGCGGCCTGCTCGGTCGCGTCCTCGTCGCCCTGCATATCGGCGGGGGATTGCACCGCCCACTCCGAGCAAGCGACCGAGAGTTGCAGCATGAGCAGCGGCCCCATGATGTCGGGGTCGTAGCGCATCTGCCGCTGGAGGTTCCGATCCTTACGGAACGCGAGCGAGCCTTGGCGAAGGATCTTGTTGACCGAGAGGTAGTACGAACGCTGCATCTCAACAGGCGTGACAAGTGCCTGA